GCTGTTCATGCTGTTGCAGGCGCTGATTCTGGTGCCCCCAGAGCTGGTGTTCGCGCGGTTGGAGCAAAAGCTAGAGCGGTTCGAGAAGGTGCTGCATGGGCGTCCGGAACTGAATGAGAGTCTGCTGTATCTGCGGCGTGCCAAGCTGGCGTTGGAGTGGTTCGGCGCCCCGAAGGAACCAGACGAAGGAGACACGCTGGACGCCAACGCGGAACATGCCGAGCTGCTGCAGGCCGTGGGGGAGCTCGAAGACTGGCTGGTGCGCTACGGGGACACGCCCAACGATCGGAGTCCAGCGGGTGTGGTTCGCGCGGCGGTGGCAGAGCTCACGAAGGCGAGGGCCCGATGACCAGTCCTTGCGTCAACGTCGCATTGGGTGCTTCGGATTGGGATGTGATCCAAGGTGCCGCGGCGCGGTTTGGATTCGAAGTCCCTTCGGGTCGAGGTCCTGTCGTTGCGGTGCCGTTACACCAGCTGGCGGCGTTGTTGGCTTGCGCGGACGCCGTTAATCCGGAACTGTGGCGGAGGATCCGGGACTCAGTGGGGCATCGTGCCCATGAGCTGTACATGCAACACGCGGCCAAAGCATTGGACGAAGACAGTGACAGGGGATGGCTGCAGACGATGAGTGAGCTCGAAGATTGCCTTGGCCCGCTGCTGGATGTACCATGACGGCATGCACACAACTGGTTGACCCAGCGCGCAACCGCGCGGGCGGGAACGAAAGGCAAGACCATGAGCGAGATCAGAACTGGAGTGTACCGGTGCCCAACGAAGCCGGACGTGGTGGTGGTTCAGCAGATCGAGGAGTTCGTGCTGTACCGGGATTACCAGACCCAGAAAACCGGTCTGGTAGGACCGCTGCTGGCGTATCTGGAGCGCAACGGATACCGGTGGGAGCCCCGCGGCAACCATTGGAACTGACGGTGTGCCAGCAATGCGACCAATTGGTGGCGGTCTCGCCGAAGGCCGGCTGGTGCTGGCCTTGCTACAACCAGCACGTCTTCCGGCGCTACCGGCTCATGATTCGAGGGCTGGCCGCCATGGTGTTCGTGTTGGGGTGTGTAGCGGTTGGGTTGGCGCTGGCGCTGTTCGTGCGAATGGTGAGATCGTGAAGTGCGTGATCTGTTCTGGTTGGTTCTTCTTCTTCGAGCTGCCCAATCCGGCGGTTGCTTGCTGCGCCAGGTGTGCCCAGCTGCGCGGTAGAGGTGATTACCGTGGGCGGTAAGATTCGCATGCTTGGCCGTACCGTGCGCAGCGAGAGGCAGGTTGGGGGACTGGACGTCCAATTGGTGGAGAGCGCAGCTGGGTTCCGCGTTTTCCTGGGTCGACTTGAGGGTGCCTCATGGGTGGAGCGCGTGACGGCGGGGACGAGGTCTGGGGAATTGCTGGCGCTGGCGGACGAGCTGCGGCGTTTGGCCGATCAGATTGATCGGCTCAGCCCTTGCGGACCGCGCCCGCGAAGCGGATAGTGACCAAGCAGATTCTGCGCGCCAGGCCCTCCTTCCCCCACGAACCTCGAACCTCCCCCGGGGGGCCTGGTGCGCACCTAGTTACTCGGGGCAAAAGGCCCCAACGAAAGGAAAAGAAGAATGCCGACGATGAAAGCAAGCGAACTAGATCCTGGCGAGTGCAAGGGGTGCGGTGCCCTGATTTACTGGGTCAAGATGGCTGACACGGGGAAAGCGATGCCAGTGGACCGTGGTGCCGACCTGCGCGTGCTTCCGGGGCCCGATGGAGCTCGGGTGGTGAAGTGTTACATCTCGCACTTCCGATCGTGTTCGGCTGCGGCTCACTTCCGAAAGGTGGAAAGCCGGTGAAGGTTTGGACCTTCCCGCTGGACGTGGCAGGTGGGGTCGAGTTGCAGATCTCGTACTGTCGAAGGGCTGAGATGCTACTGGCCTGGTGTGATGTTGCCGGCTTCGATCACCCCACGGTGGCTTCGCTGCTGGCTGACATGTTGATCGTGGGGTGGCGTTTTCTTGGCCAGGTCGGGACAGCGTGTTACTTCAACAAGTGAACTCGGGGCGTTTGGCCCCAACGAAAGGACAATCAAGATGAACCAAGAGACTCAAGAAGAGTGCAGGCGCCGATTCCGGGACACGGGGTTGTTGGCCACGGTGGAAGTCCTAGCGGGATGCGAGTACGAACCTCAGCTGCGCAAGGTGTTTCTTCGATTGCCGGATGAGATGATCTGGGCATCGATCAAGTCCGCCAGTGTGATGGTGCAGTTGGTAGCCGCCCTGGTGGGTGACACACGGATCGTGCTACTGGCTGCGCTGGAGGCTGTGGAGCTGGCGGCAAGCGAAGAGTCTGCAGAGGCGGGTCGAATGGTGGAGCGCCTACGACGCGTGCTGCTGAAAAGTTACAAGGCAGCAGATCTGCAGGAGGTGGAGTTCGAGGTGCGCTCTCGTGTGGACCGCGTGCGAGAGCTCGGGCGAGAGAGTTGGCGGTGCGTGACGTGGGAGGCAATCAACCTGATTGCCTGCGCTGTGGTGCGTTTCGTTGCTGGTCGCTCGCAGGCGGGTCAGCTGCGGTCGATGGTTGTGTCTGCTGTACAGGCAACGTTCACAGCGCAAGTGAAGCGGCTGGAGGGGTCTGGGGTAGAGGAAGCGGAAGCAGTTGGGCAAGCTCACAGGGATCTGACCCACGAGATTCGGTCGGTGGTGTCGTACAAGCTGTTGCGCGCCACGTTGTGGCCAGTTAGCGCTGAGGCGGCATGTTGATCGAGCAGAGCGGGTACGCCTTCAGTGGCGAGGCAAAGGACCTGAACCAGTACTTCACCGGGCGCAAGCTCGCGAAGCGGATCGTCCAATGGGCGGAGCTGTCGCGTGGGATGCGAGTGCTGGAACCGAGTGCTGGGGACGGCGGAATCGTCCAAGCGCTGCCGATGAACATTGCGGTCACGGCGGTGGAGACAGATCCGCGCATGGCAGCGGAGCTGCGACGGATCAACCACCCGGCGCTCACGGTGATTGAAGGGGACTTCCTGAAGGTCACACCAGGTCGCGATTCGTTCGACGTTGCGATCATGAACCCACCCTACGGGGAGGGGGCGGACGGTCGCCACACGGCGCAAGCGCTGAGGTACGCGCAACGGGTGATCGTGCTGGTGCGCGTGAACTTCGAGTATGGCGTAGAGCGGTTCAATACGGTGTTTCGGTGGTCCCAGGTGACCCGGCGTGCGTTGTTGACGCGGCGTCCCCACTTCTACGGGCCGGCGAATGAGGGACACACGGCGCGCCACGATTACGTGGTGCTGGAGTTGGTGCGGCGCGATGACCGGCTGAAGGATCCAACTCCGGACCAGGTGGAAACCGAGTACTGGACCGAGAGCTGGAGCGAGTGATCGCGTGCTGAACCGACTGTTGGTTGAAGCGCAGAAGGTTCAGCGCGGGCAGCGCAAGGCGACGCGCGCCCAACGGCAGGAAGCCGCGGCGCGTGCTCGCAAGGCCGAGCAGATCGAGCTGGCTAGGACCAACGCGGGGGCATTCATCGAGTTCGCACTGCGCAACGAAGCGACGGGGCAGATCCTGCGCAACGCGCCGTTCCACTGGGAGTGGCACCAGCACTTCGACGAGAACCCGTTCGCGGTGCTGGTGTCTCCAGTGGAGCACGGCAAGAGCCAGCAGGTGGCGGTGGGGCGCGTGCTGTGGCGACTGGGGCAGGACACGAGCCGCACGATCGCGCTGATCCAGGGGACGTCCAAGATGGCGGAGAAGACTCTCAGCCAGATTCGGGCGCACATTGAGCGCAACGCCCGGCTGCGGGAAGTCTTCCCCGGGCTCCGGCCCAGTACGAACCGAGGGGCCCCCTGGACGCAATCGCAGATCACGGTCGAGCGCTCGATCGTGGCGCGCGACCCGAGCATTCAGGCGCGGGGCGTGTTCGGTGACGTGGTTGGTTCGCGGTTGAGTGACATCGTCTTGGACGACGTACTGACCTTCGAGAACACGCGAACCGAAGAGCAGCGCAAGAAGCTGATCGAATGGTTCGACACCACGGTGTTCACGCGGCTGCTGCCCAACGGAGTGATCTGGGCCATTGGGACACCGTGGCACCCAGAAGACCTGCTCCATGAGCTGGAGAAGCGCCCGGCCTTCAAGGGGCTGCGGTACTCGGCAGTCTACAACCCGGACGATCCACCAGCTCGGTGGCGCCCCCTGTGGCCTGAGCAATGGGATCTGGCCCGGCTCGAAGAGCGGCGGCAGAACATGCCGGAGTCGACCTTCGTCCGAAAGTACCTCTGCCGGGTGCGGTTGGACGAGACCAGCCGATTCCGGCGCGTGTGGCTGACCAGGATGTGCCAGCTCGGGATTGGGCGGACATTCACCGCTGAGGCCCCCAAAGCCTTCCACGGGGGGCCCAAGCTGCCCTGCTTCACCGGTGTGGATCTTGGGGTGGGTGCGAAGGACGAGAATGCCCAGACGGTGATCTTTACGTTGGCGCTGCTGCCGGACGGGCGCCGACTGGTGGCGGATATTGAGGCGGGGCGGTGGCAGGCTCCGGAGATCCTGGACCGGCTATTCTCCGCGTACCGTCGCTTCGATTCGGAGGTGCATGTGGAGAGCAACGCGGCCCAGGCGTTTCTGGTGCAGATCGCCCAGGGGACAATTCCGGTCACGGCTCACCACACTGGAGGGAACAAGTGGTCGACTGAGTTCGGCGTGGAGTCCCTTGCGGTGGAGATGCGCAATGGGCTGTGGGTCATGCCGAGCGGAGCGAGCGGGGAAGCCGTGCCCGAGGAAGGGAAGGCGTTCATTTCGGAGTGTCTCCACTTCAACCCGAGCGAGCACACCGGGGATCGGCTGATGGCGGCATGGATCGCCAGGGAAGCGCTACGCAAGTTCGCGTCCCCCCGAACCCGGGCGCTGGATACCCTGGCTCGGTAGGGATTGGACACCTGGGCCCGGCCCGGATACCCTGTGGGGCATGCGATTCGATTTGCAGATTCCGAGCACGGGTGGGGCGGCGGCAGATCCTGACCCGAGGACGAGCCCAGAGCAGGTCCCGGACCGCAACGTTGGCGATGTGCCGGCGACCATGTTGGGCACGGACCAGTCGCCGCAGACCTTGGTTGTGGCTTTGGAGGGCACCACGGGGCAATCCGCGACGATTCAGCTGTGGACCATCGAAGACCCGGTCAACACGCAGATTATTGCTGACCCAAAGGCGGAGAAGGCGGCTCGTCGGTACTACTCGGTGGGCGAACCGCTCACGCTGAGCGTGGGTGACGCACTGACCTTCATTGGCGAGCAGGGTAGCGGGGCAAACGTCTTGATCGCCAAAGTCCCGTGCCCGATTGGGCGGGTCTACCTGCAGGTCACGACGCGGCCGGCGGCGGATGCGACGATCAAAGTTGGTTGGCTCGGGGCTTGAACCTGAAAGGGTGCGCGCGTGAATGTGCAAGACGGTCAGGTGTTGAGCCTGACCCCCCAATTGGGACGAGTAAGCTTGGTTGAGCTGTGCGGTTCGGCTCGAACGGCGGAACTGGCGCGGCTGGACAGCTACGCTCGGTCCACCCAATACGACCACCGACGGTTCGACTGGGACGGCAAGATGACCGGCTACGGGGAGCAAGCCGACATTTCCCCGGGGTGGTACGTGCCGCTCAAGATGCGGCGCCCACGCGCGCGGTACGACTTGCCCAAGCTGATCACGAAGCGGCTGTCCGCGATGACGCTCGGGTCGGAGCGTTGGCCTGAGCTCCGCGTGGACGGGGACCCCGAGGCCGAAGACTACATCAAGGCTTTGGCCGAAGCGGCGAAGCTGCCAGCCAAGATGCTCGAAGCTCGGGAGAAGGGCGGTTCTTCGGGGACCGCGGTTGTGAGCTTCAAGTTTGCCGATGGGAAGCCGCGGGTGCTGGTGCACGAGTCACGACACGTGCACGTCTTGCGATGGGCAGATCGGGACGAGCGGGTGATCGGCGCTGTGCTCAAGGCCTACGCCTACCCTCGCACGGTGTGGGATCAAGAGGGGCGCCCCAAGCAGATCACGCTCTACTTCGCTCGCTACTGGGACGAGACCAAGGAGGTGGTGTGGGACCCGATACCTGAGGCGCTGGCGCGCAACGGAGCGTGGGCCACGGCGGTGAAGTCCTATGCCGTGGAACACGGCTACGGAGAGTGTCCAGTCTACTGGGCACAGAACCTGCCCGACTCAGAGCAAGAGGACGGGTTGTCGGACTTCGAGGGGTTGTTGGATCAGTTCGACGAGATCAACGAACTGCTCTCGGCTACCAGCAAGGGCACGAAGGCCAACGTGGACCCCACGCTGGTGGTGAAGGACGATCCAGGGAACAACCCCGGCGTGGTGCGCAAGGGCTCCGGTCAAGCGATCTTTTCGAAGGGCGGCGCCGAGTATCTGGAGCTCAAGGGTGACGCGGTGAAGGCCGGCCAAGAGTTGGTCAAGACCCTGTCTCAGATGGCGCTCGACGTGGCGGGGGTGGTGTTGGGTGACCCGAAAGAGCTGGGCACCAGGGCGCAAAGCGCGGCGGCCATGCGGATGCTCTACCAGCCGATGATTGCCCAGTGTGACGTGCTGCGCTCCCAGTACGGTGAGCTGATCGCGCGGCTGCTGTTGGGCATGCTGCGCGCGGCTCGGCTGATCAACCAGACCGAGGCTGGGGAGGTGGTACTGACGGCGGATGGTCGGCGAGTGCAGGAGAAGCCGGTAGTGGTGTTGCCACCACGCTTCGAATCGACCGGTGAGGGTGACGATCGGACAGTGACCGTTGTGGAGCGTACGCCCGGGACGTCGGAGAACCTGACGCTGAACTGGCCGTCCTACTTTGCCGCCACGGCAAGCGATGTGAGCCAGGACGTGGACGCGGCAACCAAGGCCAAGGGCACCACGATCTCGGCCAAGACCGCGGTGAAGTACACGGCCCACCATTTTGGTGTGAAGGACGTGGATCAAGAGATCGCTGAGATCGAGGCCGAGAAAGAACTGGCGCTGGAAAACATGCGTGACATGGCGCCCCCACCGGCGATGGGTAACGGTCCGAAGGACGAAGACGAAGCGGAGGACTGATCCGTGGAGGACGTGAACGCGGCGATCGAAGCCACGCTCACGCGTGCCGGGAAGATCTTCACGCACGTGGGCACATTGCCTGCGATGCTGGCGAAAGCGGACGCGAACTTGTCGGCACGGCTGCACGGCGTGCTGGCGAAAGCGGGGGGACCGAACGCGAAGTTCAGCGAGGCCAGCGCATTCTTGTTCCGAAAACAGATCCGGCTGGTGCAAGAGTACGCGGACAAGCGCTTGCTAGGTCTGACGCATGAACAGGCGTTGCAGGCGATGGCGAAGAGCGTCAAGTCCACCGTGGACCTGGCCAAGCGGCTAGAGAAGCGCTTCGCAGGGATAGCGAAGCCGCTGGCGCTCGAATCCCAGGCCATGCAAGACGCAGTGACACGGGGTGAGGGGGCGTCGCTGTTGCGCCAGCACCAGACCAGTGTTGCCCGCTACGGCAAGGCGATGATTGGAGACTTCGAGACCCAGCTGCGGTTGGGGGCTCTCGAAGGGCTCTCGAATCACGCGGTGATCAGCCGACTGGTAGAAGTCGGGCAGTTCGGCGCAGTGAACGCTGCTGGTTTACACCAGAACGAGCCCGCGTGGTTCCCTTCGCCAACCAGCTATATCAAGCGGCGGTACTGGGCCGAACGGATCGTTCGTACGGAAACGGCCTACGCATACAACGCGGCGGGGCTCCGGACGATCCAGGTCGCGAGGGAGACCGACTTCCCCGACATGCAGAAGAAGATCCTGGCGCACTTTGACAACCGAACGGCACCAGACTCGATCGCGGTGCATGGGCAAGTGCGCCCCGTGGATGGGTACTTTTTGGACGGCGCGGGGCGCCAGTATCTGCACCCACCAGCTCGCCCCAACGACCGCGAGACCGTGATCCCGTGGCGCCCACAGTGGACCGACACGGCGGCCACGGCGAGTGCTGATCCGGTGGAGCAGGCGCAGCAAGCAGCGGCTGCATTGCCCCCCCCACCGTTGCCTGGTCCAGAGCAGAGTCCGAACACGACGATCGGTAACACGGCGGCGCTGCTTGCCAAGACGAACGCCAAGGTCCTGGCCAAGAAGGAAGCCCAGGCTGCAGCGGAGAAGGCAGCGGTTGAGCGCGTGGCCAAGTTCGAGGCGAAGAAGGCGGAATCGGAGGCCAAAGCGAAAGCCGAAGCGGTGCTGGTAGCTGCGAAGGTCACGGCGGCAGAAAAAGCAGCGGCGGCCAAGGCAACGGCAGCGGAGAAGGCAGCCAAGGCGGCAGCCAAGAAGGCCGAGAAGGCTACCCAGAAGGCTGCTGCAGTCGAAGCGGCCAAGATCGCCGCAGCGGCCAAGGTAGCAGTCAAAGCCGCCCAGAAGGCCGCCAAGCGCATCAAGATCGATGCGGCAAAGGACGCGAAGCTTGGCATGGTGGATCTCGGCGCGCTGAAGCAGATCGGTCCCCAGAAGGGATCGAATCCTGGGGCGCTGTACGAAGACGCCAACGGCGTGCAGTGGTACGTCAAGACGCCCAAGTCGGAAGAGCACGCCCGGAATGAGGTGCTGGCTGCGAAGCTGTACCGCGCGGCGGGTGTCGAGGTCCCGGACGTGGAGCTGGTGCGCCACAACGGCGTCGTGGCGGTGGCGTCCAGGATTGTGGACGGTGCGCGAGCGAGCCAGGCGTTGCTCACTGGCGCAGTCAAGCCAGACGGGCTCTACCAGGGGTTCGCGGTAGACGCCTGGCTGGGGAATTGGGACGTGGTGGGCGCCACGTACGACAACCTATTGGTCCTCGGGGACGGTGGCGCGGCGCGGGTGCTCCGGGTGGACACTGGCGGAGCATTGCGTTTCCGGGCCCAGGGCGCCCCCAAGGCTGAAGCTTTCGGTCCGACCGTGGGCGAGGTGTCGAGTCTGCGGTGGGGCTCAAACAACCCCCAATCCGTGGCGGTGTTCGGGTCGCTGCAAGACCGTGAGTTGCTCGCGAGCATGGATCGGGTGCTGGCCACTCCGACCAAGGCGGTCACGGATGCGGTGCGCCGGTTCGGGCCTCGGGATCCGGGGGAGCGCGCTGCGCTCGAAAAGGTGCTGCTGGCACGGCGGGACGATATCCGGGCGAAGCGCGCGGCCCTGAACACGAAGCTGCGCCAGGAAGCCAAGGCGAAGAAAGATCCGGTCGGCTCACTGCGGGTGGCTGAGCGACATTGGCGCCAATTGGCCACGACGGCCGAGCGAGAGGCATTCTTGGCTGCGCTGCATGAGCAGAAGGTGCCAGGATTGGACGCGGAATCCAGGGACTGGTCTGGGAAACCTTCCAAAGCGGACTTTTGGAAGTTGTCGAACGATCTGGGGAAGCAGCTTCGTGGGCACGAAGGTACAGCTATCTGGAGATTCTCCCAGAACGATTACGGAGAGATCCGTGCTTCGGAGCGTGCTGGAAACCCCGATGAGAATTCGGTGGCGTTGCAGTCGGGGTTGGCACGGGGAACCCCAGTTAAAGGACTGGAGGTGTGGCGCGGGATCAAATACATAACGGCGGACCAGGTGGGGCAATTCCTGACCGGAAGAAAGTTCGGACTGGGGGAAGACGGTGTGCAGGGGACGGCCAGCACTAGCCGGCATCGTGACAAGGCGGCTAATTTCGCCAGCGTGGACCTGTCCCCAGCCGGGACGCTACAGCACGGTGAACCTGGAAGCGGGACGTACAAGGTGCTCTTGCGACTGCGCAACCGGGTTGGTGTGGCGATCGAGACGATTTCGGCGCACAGATCGGAATTTGAGATTTTGCAGCCGTACAAGGCCAAGTTTCGAGCCACCAAGATCTACCGGGTAGAGGGCTCCAAGAGGGTGCTGGTGGTGGAAGCTGAGGGTGTGGATTGAAACCCTGGCTCGCTAGAGCTACCCTTCAAACCGAGACCCGGTTTGCGGGTGACGGAAAGGAAAAGCATGCGACGGGACGAGCAATTGACCGTGCTGGGCTATCTGATTGCCCGACACGAACAGCGAGCGGTATGGGGAAAGCTGGTGCCTGAGGCGTTCCCATTGGACGATCTGGCGCGGTGGGGACTGAGCCGAGAAATGCCAGACGAGGAGCTAGGGTTGGTGGCGGCAGCGTTCGCTCACTACGTTCGGAGCCATGGGGACATTCCGGAGGTAAGAGGCCTGCAAATGCGGGCAGAGCTCGAACGAGTGAAGCGGGACAACCCGAAGCACTGGGGCGTCCAATGAAGCGGATCCGAGGTGACATTTGGCGGTTGTGGGACAAGGGCTTCCACGTGGTGGTGACCACGAATATCGGCTGGGATCATCGCGACATGAACAACATGGGCGCCGGGACCGTCCAGCGAGCAGCGTCAGTGTGGCCTGAGCTGCCTCGGTGGTATGGGAGCTGGTGCCGGTCGATGGGCGCCAAGATGGGGGTAGTCAGGCGTCCTGGATTGCGACTGGTCTTTCTTCCAGTGAAGCCATTGATCGAAGCCTGCCCGAGTCTGAGCTGGGATCAGAAGGCGGATCTGGTGCTGATCGAGCGTGGTCTGGTCCAGCTCGGCGTGTGGTGGCGGCGCTACCGTCCAGCGCTGGCGATGACCCTGCCAGGGGCGGGAAACGGCGGTCTAGATCCGGCGGAAGTGCTGGCGTTGGTTGAGCGTGTACTTGGCGACACTGAGATCGTGCTCTGCGATCTGCAATTGGCGGAGTAGACTCCGGTTCATGTGGAGATTGAGCAACGGGGTGTCGATCGGTGCGGACTGGACGATCGAGGGGAGCGGCCCCGTTGCTCGGGCGGTCATGCTGGGGGTGGCTGAGATCCGGAATGGCCGAGTGCTGCGGATGCCAGCTGCTGTGGTGGTGGCGCCGGATGGCGAACCGGTGCCGAGCCGGTTGACTGGGACCCGTCGGGTGACGACACGGGCGGCGTTTACCGACTGGCTGGCGGCGCTAGGTGGGGCCGTGGGCGTGACAGTGATCGAGTGCCCCGAGGATGGCCCGTTGCCCCGCGTGGTGGCGCCCAAGCCGCGGGGAGTGCACCGACAGAACCCGCCCCGACATTCGAGGCGGTAGCGTCCCTGGCGGTGCTGCGGTACCATCCAGAGCATGCCGTACGAACACCCGAAGCACCCAGACCGTCACGTGCTGTACCCAGGAGACTTTCCGGCGTCGTCTGAGACGGTGGCCGAGATTGAGCGGTTGCAGCGTGCCCAGTTCGACGCGGAGATGAAGGAGCGACACCTGAACCAGGCGTTCGAGTTCGCGCGGTCGGAGCGCCAAGAGCTGGCACAACGGCGAATGAGCGGGCCGCTTGCTCACGGGTACAGGCGAGAGGATGGGCCGCTTTTCCCTCGGGAAGAGAAGATGGAGCGGGATTATCAGATCGCGGAACGCGCCATTCGGTGCGGGTTGCCGGACTCTTCGGAGGAAATGCCGGCGGTTGCGGTTGCTGGTGGTTTCCCCGCTCGCTTCGAGTGAGGTAGACGGCTTTTCTTGATCGTGCCATCCTTTGCGCATGGCTGATCGAACCCCTCGGACTTTGGCCCCCACCGGAACCGGCGGGGAAGGCGTTGGCAATGCTGGGCGAGGCCCGGCGTATCCGGAGCAGAATCCGGAGCAGACTCAAGGTGGGGCGCCTGGTGGCGCTTTCTTCTCTGAAGGTGAGCTCCCGGTGATTTCGACCTTCGCGCCCCCTGCGACGCTGAACGGTTACTCGGCAGATCCGGGCCGAGTGCCTCAGGTGTCCAATGTCCAGGACCCGCGCGGGCTTGGGGTTACTGCTCCACTGAGCGGCGCGCGGCGCTGAATTCTCTTCTTCCTGCGAAGGTACTTTTCCCATGAGCTGTTTGGTCAATCTGACCGGCAAGATCACGGTCGGTGGTGACTGTGGGTGTTCCGGTGGCGGAAGTGGTGGTGCCCCAACGAAGCAGCAACCGCTGTCGTTCGCCTGCCAGGGGGTGAACTACCCGGCGATTGTGTCAACGGATTGCCCTCAGCAGATCCAGACGCCCGGTGTGATCGGAGCAAGCTGGGTGGATGTGCCTGGCCAGGGCACGCTGGCGAACTACCGGCTGCTATACGTGCTGACGAAAGCGCCGATGGCTCTGCGGATCGGCGCGGCGGCGGCAACCTTGCTGGGCTCAGGGGGTACGTTTCCCACGGGCTTCGTGGGCGGCGAGACCTTCGCGTTCGAGGCTGACGGGATCGCGGTTCCTGTGGTGTTTACCAGTGGGGCTCAGTCAGCGGCGCAAGTCGTGGCTCAGATCAACCAGGCCGCGGTTGGTGCAGGGCTGACCTACCTGCCGGCTACGGTGGACACGACCGGGCAAGTGCGGTTGACGGGCAAGGCCACCGGGGTGCAGGGCTCGATCGAGATCACGACTGCGAATGCAGTGGTCGGTTTTGCGGCTGCAACTACCGTTGCTGGTTCTGGTTCCGATGTGCGAATCAACGGGCTGTTCCTGGCGCAGTTCGATGAACAGGCAGCACCCACGAGGATCCAGATCAGTGGGCAAGGACAGGTCGAAGTTTTGGCGGCTGGTTCAGCCGTCGTGTGATGTTGGTCGCAAGGTGCGGCCGATGAATGAACAACTGGGAGCAAGACGACAATGGGACGATCACTTCGAACGATTCTGAACGAGAGCAACCCGAACAAGCTGCCGAGCGCGACGCAAGCTGCCCGGCTGGGTAGTGCGCTGGCCTTGCTGCCACGCTGCGTCAAGAGCGCGGTCACGAGCCACCAGATCGTTCTCCCAGACAACGCCAAGGCTGTAGCGGTGCTGCGCGCGTTCAGTGCTGCGGGCACGGTGACGGGGAACCTGGTCCCGGTGACCACGGCGGCCCCCACCACTGGTCAGGTGGGCGTGGGTACCGACGGGGATCTTGTGTTCGCTGCTGCCGACGCGGTGACGCAGGCGGAAGTCGTCTACGTCCAGGTCGAAGGGGACGTGGTCGAAGAAACGGTTCCCGTGGTCTCGAACGTGGCTTCGCTCACGGCTGGACGGAAGGGCATCCTGTTGATCTCGGCTACGGCCACGGCTGGCACGTCGTTGGGCGCCAAGGGTATTCTGGCTCGTGGTACGGCAGCCACGGCTGGCAACGCTGCGCTGAATCTGCTGGGCACCGGGGTGGCGTTTTTTGGCGCTGACGCGGTGACGCAGGCAACGATCAAGTACATCGCGACCCCTGGTGAGGGTTCGGCGAAGGACGCGATCGGAACGAATCTGGACGACACCAGCTTCCAGTTCTGATCTTTCCGCGGGTATCCCCCGCGGCCCCATTGAAGCAGTTCGTTGTCGAAGATGCCCCGCTGGGATACCCTGGCGGGGCGTCTGCATTTGGGCGCAACGTGACGGCTACGGTTCAGGCCGGCAAAAGGACAAGCGATGAAGCATCTATTCCGGGGCGTGTTGAGTGAGAAAGTGGGCGAGGGATTGGCTGGCGGCGTAGCAGCCCCATTG